TCAGTCAGTTCTCGTCTGCAATGCCAACAATGTCGTGCGTTTTTGGCGTTCTCTTCCATTCGCTATCCTTTCGTCGCCTCTATATTTTGCTATACATAGTTGCCTATAGCACATTTTGTTGCGTTTGTAAATGAACATTGTACTTTTTTTACAAAATAAAATGCGCCCGATTACTCAGGCGCATCTCGTTTTGCGATTTTGTTGTGTTTTATCCCCAGCTTTTGGACTCAGCTATGATCTCGTCAAGGCTGTAGTTCTCAGCGCAGTCCTTATCGCATTCTTCGACGGTACACAGCCCCATCCTATGCATGGAGCACTTCTCCGTCATGTCAATTTCTGGCTTCTTTGGCAATGTTTTTGTCGATTTCATCAATATCCTCCGGCTCAGTTTCCAAGGGCAGTCGCGGTCTTTTGAACAAGTCCCTAATTTTATCGTCTTCGTCCGGGATATGGGGCGTTGCGTAGGTGGATTTCTTCGGCTCTTCTGCCGTGTGTTCCCCTTCAGTCCCGATTACCCCCACGGTGACGACCACGGTAGCCACCACCAGCAGGGCGGTAATCATCCCGGCGGAAACGCACCACCGCACGGGATAGGCCACATACAGATTGGTTGCCACGGCGATGAACAGCATCTGAATCAACTGTCCAACCAGAAATGCGGTGAGCATGATGACTAACTCTTTGTGCTTCTTCATGGTTTTTCTTCCTTTCTTAAATCTTAAACCTCTTCGATGTAATGACCTTGGTCGGCCATGATTTTTCTCTTCAGCATATAGTCTTTCGTCTTTCTGCCCTTGACATCAACGATGTGGTATTTCCACTCATTGTCCTCAAGGCGGTAAAACGTAAAGTCCGCCAGATAGCTGATTGCCCGGAACCGTTCTCCCGTCTGTCCGTCCGTGTATGCGGGCTTCAAGAGGAACTGCACTTGCAGCCGGATGTCCTTGACCAGACCAAGCTGGCGGTGGACGCATAGCTGGTCGTAATACGCCGCCTCCTTCTTGGAGTCGAACTTGATGACCGTCCCGTCCGGCAGAACCCTATCCGTTGGCTTGGCGTGATATTTGCTTTTCGGTTTACCCTCTGCGGCCTGCGTTAATTCCGCAAGCCGCTTCTGAGCTTCTGTTTCCCGGAGTTTCTTTCCTACTTGCTGTTCATACAACCGCCGCATTCCCTCCGGCATTTCCGATACGTCCTTGTAGTTCATGAGGCGATCGTGTACTCTGCCCAGCAGGCGAAAGAGCCGTCCTCTCTGCGCTTGGTTTTCATTTCTTTCGCAATGGGGACTCCTTCAGCTTTCAGATCAGCGATGCGGGAAGCCAGCCGCATGATACCAAGCTCGTTCATGGCTCTCCATGCGTCGATGCTGCCGTGCTGTTCAATGTACTCTCGTACTTTCTGGGTCTGCGTCATCTTACTCATGGTCTTTGCTCCATTCATTCCAAAAAATCAATGCTCCGAGAACAATCATTGTTCCCCAAAACGCTATCCACTCATTCATGATGTTTTTCCTCTCTCCGGCTCTCTCTGGCGGATGTGGAAAAAAGGGCTTCCAGTATGATCCCCAGAGACGTACTCGCTGGAATGATCCAAAACAAATGAAGTGCCGACATTTTATCTCCTCTCAAACGGAACATCCTCGTCGATGTCCTCAAACTTTCCTGCGATACCGCTGTTCTGCGGTCTGATGCTTGCTGTAGCTCCGAGAAAGTCCATGTAGACAGCCCCGGTCATTCCGTGTCGGTTCTTCGCCACGTTCAGTTCCATCGTCTGCGGCTCCCACGGCTTTGGCTGTTGTTCCGGCGGAAGATAGTAGGCATCCCTGTGGATGAATACGACTGCATCGGAGTCTTCCTCAATCGCACCAGAGTTCCGCAGGTCAGCAAGCGTCCCTCTCTTATCAGCCCGGTTCGTATTCGCCCGGTTTAGCTGGCACAGCATAAGGATTGGCGTCCCGGTTGACTTCGCCAGGCGCTTCAGTGCGTGGCAAGCAAGCGTAGTTGGCAGATACAAACTGTCGCTCTTTCCGTCTGGGATGATAAGACCAAGATGGTCAATCACGATCAGGTCAAGCTGCCCCGACTGGCGCACATGGCGTTCGATGTCATCCATCCTCGCATTCAAAGAGTTGATATACAGTTCCCGCCGTGACAGGTTGCTCGTTGCTTTCATGATGCTATTCCAAACGGAACTGTTTTCCGCGCCGAATGTCCCGCCCATCAGCGATGTAAAGTTGATTCCTGTGTTCCGAGCCACGCGCCTTGCCCATAACTGAGTCTTGCTCATCTCAAGGCTTTCGTACAGGACACGACCACCCGCTGCGGCGATATTCTCCGCGATGACAAGCGCCACCACCGTCTTCCCCTGACCCGGACGGCCAGCCAACGTGATAAGCCCTTCCTTTACCAGTCCGCCGCCAAGTACATCGTCAAGGTTGTTGAAGCCCGTTGAAAGAAACGGTCTCTCTGTCCCCGACGCTACCTCGCCAAGATAGGTGTAGAACTCATTGGCGTCCTCGACTGGCGTTGATAAAACGGTTGGTCTTGATTGCAGCGCATTCTGCAACTGCTCAATGGCATCCTGGGGGGACAGCTCATCGTTCTCTAACGCCCACCCGATGTCCTTTGCCTTGCGAGTTATGGCAGACTCGCGGACAATTCTGGCGTTGGATTCCACATTTGCCGTAGTCAGGTAGGACTTCATCGTTTCCCGTATCCAATCCTCGGACAAGGGAAGGCTGTCTTTCTTCGCCCGGTCGAGAATTGTTATCGGATCTATATCCTCGCGGGCGTCAGCAAGGATACAAGCTGCGCGGAATACGCTCTGCGCTGGCTCAGTAGCAAAGTCACTCGCCTGCACTATCTGCCGTACAAGTGGGAGAGATTCGGTAGGGGCGCATAGGATACACGCCGCTACCGACTCTTCTGCCATTGACCACGAATTATGGTTTTCAAAGTTCTCAGTCATATCAGTTCTCCGCCCAGTCCGGGAAGAAGTCCGGGGCTTTTTCTCTCAGGCTTGCGTCAGGCGGTCTGACGGGGGCTTGTGTGGTCTGTTGCGCTACGGGCTGCCGGGTTCCGCCCCTGTTCTGCTCCCGGTCAAGCCAGTTAGTAACGAATCGCCTGATTCCGTTCCGGGTCTTGCGTCTTTTGGCATTGTCTTTTAGCCACAGCTTCATGGCCTTTAACTGCTGAAGAACATCCACGTTGGGGAATGTGTCCTGCCACTCGTTGATGTCTTTTTGCGTAACACCGTACTCAGACCCATCATTCAGCAACAGCGTCAGCACGGACGGCGCTTGCGGCTCTGTGCTATCTATTGGATTCGGATTAGGATTGGATTGGATTGGATTCGCAGCCGCGCGCGCGTATGCAACTTCTTGCGGCGAGTCGCGGCGAGTTGCGGCGAGTTGCGGCGAGTCTGATTCCATATCATCGGCTTCGTCAATGCCTGGGTACTTTGACTTTGCATCTCTGACTCGTTGATGCTTTGCCCAGTTTGGGAACTGGAAGTAGGGCTTCCCGCCTACCGTGTAGAGGGAAACGCAGCCCACAGCCGCCAAAGTTCGGAGCGCAGCGTCAATGTCTTTCTGCGTAGTCCTGTCTCTCAGCGCAAAGATACGCCCTTTGATAATCGCAGGTCTTGCATCGCCACGGCCAACATCGTCCGCCTGGGTAATTAACCCGACCCAAAGCCGAAATTCAAAGTCGGAAAGTTCCGCAATCTTGTCGCTCAAAAATGCACTCTCTTTAATGATTCTATTCGGCATCTAAAAGACCTCGGTATAAAATTTTCAAGGTAAGAGGTCGGTGGGGGTGGGGTCGGTGACAGCACCCCCAAAGCCTCGGTCATGGATTAAAACGGAAGTTCTCCTTCTTCCGAATCCATCATTTCCTCAAACGGAGTCTTGGATTTCTCCTCGGTGAACTTCGGCTTGGCCGTGGTAGGTGCTTCCTGCGCTACCTCGCCGCCACCGTCAACCACCATCTGAGCCACCTGGAAGATGGAAGTCATGTCCAGAACGATATCTGCTGTGATCTTCCACTTCTTGATGTTGGGGTCTTCTCCCTCTTTGCGGTAGGTGTCTTCCTGCAACTGACCGCAGACAAGCACGGAGTCACCCTTTGCAATTCCGATGTCGGGATCGCCGACATATACTGCGGAATCGTCCCAGATGCTGACTTCCATGTACTCGTTCACCTTCTGACCGTCCTCGTTGTGGTGGCGGTCATACTTCATGCCGAAGCTGGCGACGGACTTGCCGGAGTTTGTCTGGCGAAGTTTGGCATCACGGGTGACAGTTCCCCACAGGATGAAGGAACCGTTCTTTCCGATAGGAGTCATGGCTTACTCCTCCTGATCGAAGAAGCTCTCAGCCACGTCATCCGGCTCAATTACTTCCCCGGTAGAGAGGTCGGTGTAGGCAACGTCCTGCACCTCGTTCGGATCAATGGGGACGGAGGCGGATGCGGTTTCGTCCTCGGCATATCCCATCTCGTCGGGGACATACATCCCACCCACATCGTTGGGGAATGCTTCACGGAGGGCGGCGACCAGAGCGCACTTCCGAATCATGAGGCCGGGGCTTGTAGCCCACTTAGCCTGCGGTTTGCCATCTTTGTACTGACACCGCTCACGGAAGCCGACCACGGCGGAGATGGGGGCCACATAGTCCTTTACATAGACATCAGCCCAGCCACCGACCAGCTCCTCACCGTCAAGCACCAGTTCTCCGACCCGGTTCTCCAGTTCTCCGTTGCGGTTGATGACCACAACGCCAGCCTTGCTGCCCTGATACCGGGCGTTGCCTTCGGCTCTCTTTGTGAACGCATCCTTGGCGGTAAGCATCTGAGCCGGATTGTTCCCGTACTTGACGAGGTAGGCTTCACGACGCCATGGGTCGAGTCCGTTGTGGGCGCACCATGCGTTAAAGACATACGCTTCGGCGGGCGAAGCCTGGGGGCAGAAGTACGCCTGCGTGAGTGCAATGGACAGTTCGACATCCTTGCCAGCCACGCTGAACTTGATGGGCTTGTCTTCCACCTTGGCGACAGGGGCAAGCGCCTGCTTCACGGCGGTCTGTCTGGTGTTCGTGCCACGAGTGGCGGTAGATCCAGCTTTCATTGGTATCCTCCTTATATCTTGCTGTATTTAATTCCGTTACGGATGAAGAAGTCTTTCAGAGCAACGAGCTGTTCCCGTGTGCCGGAGACTTCAAACTGGAGCGTGTAAATCTTAGGCTTGGGCGGCTCATCCGCCACGGGGCGGACAAACTGCGCAGTAGCCTGGGGCGGGGGAGTGGGGGCTTCCACAACTTCCTCTTCCGGCTCTTCCTCTTCGGAAAAGGTCTGCTCCGCTTCCCTTGCCTTACGCTCTTCCTCGGCTTTCTGAATCGCTTCAAGCCGTTTCCCCTCCGCCAGTGCCTTGGAAAGATTATGGCTCTTCCCGTACTCGGAGAGCATGGCCGTCTCGTAGGGGCTGCTCATGGAACGGATGGTTTCAAGCCCTTCCTTGATGCTCTCGATCTGTTCCATGATGCTGTTGGCGGCATCAATCTCGGAGAAGGTGGCATTCAGCCACTTGGAGTCGAAGATGTCATCAAAGGTAATGAAGTCCGCCACATCGTAGCTGTGTTCATCGAAGAAGTCGGAGAGACGCTGGCGCTTCTGCTCCTTTATCTCGTTCTCCATCGCCTTTATCTGGCCGTCAATATTCCCAACGGCCTGACCTACGATCCCGGTCAGCTCCTTGCACTTAGCTTCGTATTCCTCGTAAGGCTTCATCCAGATTTTCTTGATGGCCTTGCGCTGGGAGTCGATACTCCCGCTCACCTTATTAAGTGAGGCGCGGGTCTTCTTGGCATCCGCGATGGCATCCTCTGTGACCACCATGCTTGCGTAGGGGGCAAGCTCTTCCGTCAGCCACTCCTTTACAGCCTCAAAGTTGGTTTCTATCTGCGTGTTTGCTACCGTTGCAAGGTCGGTAGTCACCTGAAATTCAATCTGACTGGCGGGCATTATCTTCCCCCTCCATCCGCTTCCTTATCTGGTAGCAACGGCGTCTTGCGATCTTGGGATTCCATCCGCATCTCTCGCACTGCCCCCTTTTTCTCTTGTTGGGAGGGCAGACGATATTCTGCGGGTTAAAGTCGCAGCCGTCCTCAAACTTCACCTCAAACCCAACGCAGGTATATCCGATGTCGGATTCGTATAAATATTCGTCCATATAACTCCTAAATCCGCAGTGGCGCTGACGGTATGGTGTCCGTTACCACACACTGCCAAAACTTTTCTTCCGCTTGGAGTAGGTACTCCATGTTGTCTTCCATGTCCTCTCGGAGAAAAAGGTACTCACGAAGGGTGGATTCTCCTCTCGACCCAATCAGTTCCGCAAACAGATAGACATACTTTGCTTCCGTTGCAAGGAGCTGGTGGGAGATTTGGCAGAGATAACCATCCGGCACTCTGCCGTTCCACTTCTTCCAGTCTGCTTTGCTTTTCAGCGTGGCGGTCTTTATTTCCAAGATGCCACGGTCGTTATCATCGTCCAACAACTCGCCGTCCAGTGTGGCTCTCAGCCATGGGCGCTCCTCTTGGTAAACAAAATCGTAGGGGCGGTAGAAAAGCTGGAGTTCCGGGTGCTTCGCCATGAACAGTTCACGGAGCGCAGGTTCTGCCCTATTTCCGTAGGACACGGCATCGTTGTCGGACAAGTCCTTTGCCTTGGCTCTCCCAGTCTTCAGCTTCCATAAGTCCATCTTGGACATGAAGCCGTAGCCGAGGATTGCTCCCGCTTCCGACGCTCCGATATGACCGCCCCTGGCATTCAGCCAGTCTTCCCGGTTGCTGTGTTCCTCATAGACGGTTCCCATCAGACGGCCCTCGCATAGCGCTTGCAGTTGGTGCAGCGAGGCTTGGGGCATGATAGGCACTCGTCAATATCCTTTTGGTTGGCAACGCGCTTGCGGTCACGATGCGGGTCGGCAAACTGGGAAGCGTATGGGCTGTCCCACGGCCTGACCGCATGGACTTGATTAAAGTCAAGATATCTCATGTTCCCTCCGGTGGCGTTCGCCCCGACTCCAGCTTCCTCGCCACATCCGTGATATCGAACATCTTCTTCCCGGTGGGGGAGTAGGAGGGGAGGTCGGCGGTGAACTTCATCGCCGTACCCCTGCTAACCCCCAGCTCCTTCATCACGTTGGCGGTGGTCATGTATCCGCCGTAGCGTTCGTACAGGGTATGTTCCCTGTCACGAATCGCTCGGCTTGGATTAATCGAAACTCTCGGCATGGGTTACAGAAGATCGGGCAGGCGGTCTTTGGCCCGGTAGTTGTAGTAACCGAGAAGCTGCCTTGCATACTTGGAAGCACCGGGGGCGTTGGAAACCTTTCCATCCCGCACGATGGCGTAAGGGGAAATCTTCTTGAGCCGATCCACAAAGGTTTTCTGCTTGAACTGCCCCTTGTAGGTCTGGTAGAACACATAGGTTCCCTGAAGAATCTCCCGGCAGAGGCTCTCGGACGCACCACCCCAGGTTTTTTTCAGAAGGTGAAGATAGTCTACATACTCCTCTGTGGTGAGGGCGGCGTAGACACGCATCAGGGTGGAAAGGGCGACAATCTTGTTGTCTCCCTTGCTTCCCTTGAAGTCGATGATGAAACCAGCCTTGGTCGCCAGCTTTACCATCTGTGTCACCTCGGGGTCTCCAGCGTTCATCTTGGCGCGGAGCTTATCGTTCATGTTAACCGCTCTGGCGAACTTGCCGTTCTGGGCGAGGAACATATTCACCTCGTCGAGCCAGGTCATTCCGTAGAACACCTTGCACTCTACGGGAAGATCGTTGTTGCCGTTCTTGCGAATCAGCATCTGCATGGTATGGTGGCCGTCGATGACCCAGTATTTTCCGTCTCGGAAGCTCACCTTAATGGGGTTCACAAGGTTGGGATCGTACTCCTCGACCATCTTGTTGACCCTGTGGCTGTCGATAGTCCGCTGGTAGAGGTCATCTACCACCAGGAACTTCGTGTTGATCTTTTTGTATTCCGTCTGGAATGCGCGGGAATCTTTCATTGGACCTTCTCCTTTACTTCGTTCCAGTCTTGGTCAAATTTTTTCATGAGGGCGTTGACCCTGCGGGTGTTGCGGTCAGCTATGTCCATATGCAGGTCTAATACCCGGTAGTATTTTTCGATAAAGTCCTCTTGAATCATCCGAAGTTCCTCAAGCAGATCTTCGATTCCGTACTTTATCACGGCGGTCTTGTCCGTCTTGCGTGAAGCCATCTCCTCTATCTCTCGCTCGGCTTCGGTCTTCGCATGGCTGTGCTTGCCACGGGCAGAGGGGAACGATACCTTGGGTTTGGGGTTTCGGATTTCCTCGACCTTTTTGGCAATCAGTTCCGGCTCCATGTTCCGCATCTCGGAAATCTCGCCTTTTTTGGCTTTGGTTTCCCCAGACAGAACTTCGTCCTTGAACCCAGGAACGGCAGCTTCGGCAGCATCCAGCCCACGACCAAACTCAACCGCTGATCGGACAGCGTTTTCGGTGATGCCATGCTCGTGAGCAACAACTGCCCTGGCTTCCTGTGATTTCAGTTGGGGGTTTTCACCAACTGATTTGTTCCCAGCAAAAACCGCTGAACGCCTGTCACCGCCGTTTGCCATTTGGATGGCATCATGCTCTTCCTGAATCAGCTTGTCGTACACAACCTTGCTGATGTTCCGGCGTCCGAGCTGATTTCGGCATATCCATGCGATTACATCCCACTCGTTCCCAAACTCCTGCTCGACAGTTTCGTATGGGATTTCCGAGTGACGCTGGATTATATCCCAACGGTTATGCCCATCAACGAGGATGTTCTTGCCTTTCCAAAGAACAAGGGGTTCCCTTACATAGCCGTCAGCCAGGATGTTCTCTTCCAGCCTGCGGCGTTCTTCCTCGCTCGGCTTCGGTATCTTGTCACGAAACCGAGGATCAACGATAATGTCCAACGGACTTTTCTCCTTCCTTTCTTCGCAGTCCGTCTTAACGGACATCGGCGGTGTTATTCTTTGGGCAGATCGAGGATCTCCCAGATAGCTTCACGGATCGGCGTCCGCTTGGTCGTGCCGTCCAGTACCCGCTTGACGGTGGCGTTATCGCAGTAGCGCCCGGTTCTGTCCGTAACGGCTTTGCAGAGCTGTCTCTGCGTCATGCCCAGGTCGATGAGCCGATGCTTGACCGCCTTTTTCAGCTCTTCAGGCGGCATATCCTCCCTCCTTCCATCATTTAGTACCGCATAACTCACCAATCCCAACATTTTGGGGTTGCATTTGTTACTCATGTGTGTTAATATGATGTCGCCAGACAAATCATTTACACAACGCACGGGTAGCATCTGCCGGGGCTTGGTTTTGTTTTGCCGTATGAAGAAAACTTACGAGCATAATCTAACACAAAGGTTGCCTATTGTCAACCCCTTTAGGGTGCTTAAAAGCAACTTCGGCGTTGTGCATAAAAAGGGGGATGTGTTTTTATGTTTTATGACGAGTTTCTGCGTTTGTGCGCCGAAAGGGGCGAGTCCCCAAGCTCTGTTGCAAGGAAAATTGGGATCAATAAGTCGGCTGTAACCAGGTGGTCAAAGGGTGCTATGCCTCGTGGGACTACGTTGTTCAGTCTGGCTGATTACTTTGGCGTAACGGTCGGCGAACTTTCGGGATACGAAAAAGCGGGAAGTGGCAAAGTTGTCCAAGATGAAGCCCCAAACGGTGCGTCTTCGGAAGACGGGCTGGCCAACGCTCTTGAGGCGCTTCGGAATCAGCCGGGGCGCAGGGCGTTACTGTCAGCCACCAAGGATATGACTGAGGCGCAGGTACTCAGACTTGCGGACTGGCTGGCAGATATTAAAGGAGGAAATAAGGATTGACCTACATTCCCGGAGCGGACTATCATGTTTTTTGGATTCCGTTCCCAAAGGACAACGGGACAGACGGCGGGGCTGTAATTCCTAACCAGGATGACGATGGATATTCTATCTACCTTGATGCGCGGTTGCTGTCGAATATGGAAAAGGCAAAAATAATTTTTGACCACGAACGGAAGCATATTGAGGACGAGGACTTCTGGAACGGAAAACCGATCAAGGAGATTGAGGACATATAAATAAAAAAGCCGCCCCGACGGGCGGCTGTGATATGAGGTATGCGCTTTGCCGGACGATAAACCGAAAACAAAATATCAGTACGTCCGGGTATCTGACACCTACAATGGTGAGCGGTATCAGGCAAGCGGTAAGACGGAAGCAGAAGCGTACCGCAGGCTCTACCAGAAGATCGAGGCTGCCAAGCGCGGTGAAGCCGGGGCGAGTCAGGACATGACCGTAAAGGCATGGGCGAATACCTGGCTATCGACATATATTATGCCGAAGGTTCGGAAGCCCGGTGAGCCGAAGCTGCGCGGTACGATGAACGAGGCCACCTACAAGGAGTATGAACAGCTATGCCGGAACTACATCGTGCCGGAGGCGGGGAACCTTCGTCTGCGTCAGGTGAAACCACCACATCTCCAGAAGATACTCAACGACTGCAAGGACGGCTCGTTCTCTCATGTCACCAAGCTGCGTATCACGATCAGGGCCATGTTCCGGCAGGCGTTCAACGATAGGCTTATTGCATTTGACCCCTCGGCATCTCTTACGCTTCCAGCGGCGGTGAAAGGCGCAAGGCGGTCGCTCACCGCTGAAGAAAGGGAAACGTTCCACAGGGCGGCTCTTGTGAATCCTCACGGGCTTCTGTTCCGTTTTCTTCTGTCAACTGGCGTCAGACCGAATGAACTCGCCGCCGTAAAAGTGGCAGACCTTGACCTCGATCAGAAGATAGTCCATATCTCGCAGGCGGTGGAAACAGGTACTTACACCGTCAGTACACCGAAGACGGAATCCGGCATCCGCTATACCGTCATCAACGACAGGGAAGATCACGATATCGTGACGGACTTGCTGAATTACGTTTCAGTGAAAGACGATTCGGCTTTCCTCTTCGCTAAAAAGGACGGCGGTATGCTCACCCGGCAGGCGCTCAAGGTCTACTGGAAGTCTTTTGTCCGCCAGTGGGATATAGAGATGGGTGCTGAATACGATGGCCGTGGGCATATCTACGACCCTTCCGACCTCAAGTATGACGGTACGCCGTTATATCCCGACCCTAACGATCCGTCCAAGCCGAGGAACGGACACCGCCTGTCCCCGGACATCGTGACCTACAGTCTGCGCCACACCTTCGGCACCGATATGCAAAGGGGGAATGTCCCGATAGAAGTAACGAAATACCTCATGGGCCACGCGGACATCACCACCACGGCGAACATCTATGTGGACACCGGAAAGGCCGATGCAGTCCGCGCTGTCGGCATTTTGACGAAAGAGGTCTCTGTGCAGAATAGTGCGCAGAAAAATTCTGAGGCTTAAAAAATGTAGGAAAATCAATGGGTTTAGCGATGGGGCATCATGATTCGTAATCATGAGGTCGCGAGTTCGAGTCTCGCATCCAGCTCCATAACATTTGCCGCCACAAATCATAAGATTTGTGGCGGTTTTTGCATTTTTCTGAACATTTTGATACTATTAATTAAAAATAATGTTCTATTTGCTTTCGTCATTTAACACAATTGCGGTGTACAAAAATAGTTAAAAGTGTTCAAAATCTTGGGGAAGAAAGTGGGAAGAAAAACCACTTCCGTGCAGAAAATGGGGAAGAAAAATCCGCCTTGGGGATATAAAAATGCCCAAAGACAAAAATCCTTGGGCATTATGCTTAATCTTTTTCTTCTGGTTTTTTATGGTTTCGCAGCCGATACTCACGCATATAGGCTGTATGATATATACGGATTTTCTCCCGGTTTTTTCGGTAGTATTCCCGGTTGCGGGAAAGAATTTTCTCCCGGTTTTTTCGGTAGTATTCCCGACGCCGCTCTCTCCGCTTTATGGCGGCGTACTCTTCCCCGGTCATTGCTCGTCCTCCCTGAAGAGTTCGATGGAATCCATATCGGCCAAGGAACATAATTCCAATGTCTTGTCAAAGATTGCGTCATTAAGGTAAGCTTCCGCCTCTATAATCTGCGACTCATCGTCAAGCGCTGGGGCGTGGCCAGTCTGCTCAATGTAGCAGTAGGTTATAATTCCGACCGCTGCGGCCTTTAATTCATTGTCTGTCATCAGACATATCCTCCTCAATCCAGTGTCTTATTTTTCGGCAAAACTTCTCGTAGTCTAAGTGGCCGGATATCAGCATGAGTTTCTGAAGATCGTCCATAGCCGAAAGAAACGCTTCCAACTCGTTTTCCGGGATCTTGGCAGAAACAATGATGTAGTAACTTTCTGGGCTGGCGTAGTCATTGAGGTACTTTATCCTTACACCATATCGTTCCAGAATATTGTCTGCCTTATAGTCCGGGGTGTCTATATAGAGCACACCGCACCGACGCTGCCACCAATGCTTTGCCCATATAAAGGCGTTATAGATTTCGATAGGTTTATCTTCGTCCAATAATTAGGTCCCCCTCGGCGGTTTGCTAAACGGTTTCCATGCGACGATGAACTCTTCCATTGGGAACTTCTCCCGCAGGCCGGGGACGTACCAAGCGAAAGGGGTATCTCCTTTTGGCACGATAAATCCCTCTCTTACCCTGGGGAAAGGATACTGAGTCGGGATATACACCTGGACACTTTCAAACGGTTCCGGGAGACTCTCCTTTGGATCAATCCACCCATTAGTCATTGTTCATCACCGCCGTTATAGGCCCTTTTTGTCGGGTTTGTGATGGTATGGTCACTCGCCGTCCATGTGATATTGGGGTACGATGTGTCTTTTGGGCACTGGCTCATCAGCAGGCGGCACAGACCGCAGGGGAGCTTGTAAGCGCAGGCGGTGGTGAAGTTGCAGGCAGTGCCAGTACCGGTGATAGTATTGGGGTCGTTGGTAATCATTTGAGTTCTACCTCCCATCCTTTTTCAAAATAAGCGGTCTTCCGCATATCGTAAGCGGTAAGCTCTCCGTTGATGTGGCAGTCCATGTTCTTCATGAACCGCTCATGGAATTTGTCCAGCCATTCGTCGGGCATTTCCATGTCGCAGCCGATAGTGTAAACCATGAGATCGAGCATCATCTTCGCACCGGCTTCCACTCCGTTGTCGTAAGCCCGGAAAACATCGGCGGCGGTCTTTGGGATTTTGTTGGGGTTTGACTTAGCCTTTTGAGCCATTACACAAGCCCCCTCCACTT